GTCATTACCTTTTGTTGCTTTTCTACAGTTGGAGATTGTCTATCTGAAAAATACTTAATATGTACTACATTATAAGTCTTATCAGAAGATGCAAAGAAAGGAACTCTACCTCCAAAATCTGCAGGATAACCTGTCTCACGGTAATGTGGATATTTATATCCTTTAGTAAACCATTCTAAGTTAACTGCATACTTACCAGTACCTGTTCCTGGAAACCCATTAGTAATTGTAGCAATAGTTACATTGTTAACATTTTCTGCAATAGGATCTGCTGTTCCATAAATCTTATGGTTTACTTGAAATCTTACAGGAGTTCCTATAATCTTACCTGCTACTGCTTTTTGAAAAATAGAAGTAATAGTTACTTGATATTCTCCAGCATTACTACCATCTTCAGCTGCAACTACTGCAAGCTCATCTCCTCCTCTACGAGATAGATTTAAATTAATACTATTTGCTAATCCATTTGCTACTGTTTCTGCAGTATCAGATGCTCCAGTTTGGTAATAACCTGATACAATTGCAAAATTTTCAGAAGAAAGTGATCCACCAACTTCTAAAATTCTAACTTCTAATATATACGTTGCATTTGCAATAATAGAAGCATCTACATAATTTCCTACACGAACCTGTTTCTCAACTGATTCTTCATACTCTTTTAGAATTACTTTATCAACTTTAGCAGGATCTACTAAATCAGTAAACTGAGTAATCAATACATCTCCTTCATCTTGGAGTACTCTAAATTTTTGTCCTTCTGCGTCTACTGCAACTGACGTATCAGCTACTTTAACTACAGAATCAGCTACATTTGCATTAGTTAATACAACTAGCTCTTCCACTTGGTTTGGCCCAAATACACTCATCTTTTTTAATTTTTAATTAATATATATTTATTCATTTCTACTATTCATCTGAGTTTTTACTGGTAGTAATTCTGGTCTATAATCTGCCAAGGCTAACTCTACTGCCCTATCTAATATTTCTCTATGCATACTATCATTTAATTTACAAGAAGTAAAAGAAGATTCTCCATTTATAGATAAACTTTCTCCTGAAAACGCTGTATTAAAATCTCCTAGTATAATAGGACTAGGGTACTTTACATATCTTATATTATATTCTATAATATTAAAAGGATTTATAAGTTCTACAACTATGTAATCTAAACCTTCACTACTATAATCAAGTCTAATTATTTTATCTTTATCTGCTTTCTTAAAGGGATTCTTTTTAATTACATTGTACTCATCATAAGTTTCTGGTCTAACAGATACTTTTTTAGTCTGCCCTTTTATTTCTTCGTCTGTTAAAGAAATAGAATTACTGCAACTTATTTTACCACTTTCTTGCAATATTAAAAAAACACTTTTAGGTATTTTAAAAAATCTAGATTGATCAGATATAGCATACTGTTTAAAATTATCATTTATTTGAGAACTAAATGTAGAATTGTAACCTTTTATTAACTGAGATAGGTCATTCCTTCGTTTAGAAGAGTTTTCAAACCCATCTTGATACTTATTACCTTTAGGATTAAAATAATTCTTTACAAGCTCTTCCTGTGCCTTTGTTAAATATACTGATTTCTCATATAAATCTATACTAGGTGCAGCATTTGTAGCTATACTATTATATAGTATATCAAATTCATTACTAAATTCTAAATTAGTCATTAATCAGTTTTTACAGTTATAAAGTCTCTTATTTCTTGATTTTTTGGATCTCCTAAAAATCTTACTGCCTTATTAAAACTTGCTACTTCTCCTTTACCTGCTAACTTAATACCATCTTCTGTATATAGCTGCTTACTTTTAGTAATTATAATTCCCTTACTTATACCTTTTCTTACAAGTACTTGTGTTTCAAAAGTTGGATCTTTTAATAAGCTCAAGAATTTTGCAGGGTCTGAATCTACTTTCTTCTCTACTTCTCCTTGAATCCATTCTAACTTAGAATCTGTAGAAATTTGTCTATCTTGTAGTATAGAAATTACTCCTAACAGCATTTCTTTATTATCTTCAATTGCACTATAAGCTTTCCAAGCATCTTTTACAACATCAAGTTTTTTCTTATCTTCTGATTTAACTTCATCTTCTCTAGTAACTGCAAATTGATAAGTTTGCTTTTGGTTTCTACTTTTCCAATCTGGTGCAATATCATTAGAATTTGCTAGTAAAATTTTCAAAGCAATAAAATCAAATGCTTGTGAAGTATCAAAAATATTTTTAGATGATTGTTTAAATAAACTTACATACTGTGTATGCCAAAATTCTGAATATGCAGATAATTCTAATCCTGTTTCTTTTTCTAAAAAAGCTTTTTCTTGAGGAGTAAATAAATTTTTAACTACTCCACTTCTTAAAGCAGGAGCACAAAATCTCTTTACTGAATTTTCTAACATACCACCAGCAATAATGTGATTATCTTCCACATGTGCTGCCATTCCTTTTTTCCTTTTAATAAATTTTACCTCTATTTTTTCGTTAGGTAAAACAAATTCTTCCTTACTCTCCTTTGCCATTATTTACGTTTTAGTTATTTAAAAAAAAAGGAGCGTTTATGGCACACTCCTAAAAGCCTTTCAATATTATGCTGCCATATTAAATTTCAGCGTTGCAGTTCTAGAAGAATCTTTAACCATACTACCAGTCATGCACATTGCAGTCATAATAGCGGAATCTTCCATGTGTTGCATTTCACCACCTCTACGTCCAGTAAAAGGATTACGAATACCACCTTTATATCCTCGGAGTTCTTCTTCTCCTTTAACTTTAATCTTTTGGATATTAGGTTCATCCATATCTCCGATATAAAGAATATCATAACGATATGATTCAACAACTCCTCCATCTGGATGAAGAACTTTGTTTCTAACTTTATCGTCATACATAGGATCTACCTCTAACATTACGTGAATGTTGTTTGGTGCTTTCCATTCTGTAAATTGGAATCCAGCTGAGAATGCATTACTATGTAACTTAGAACTAGCTTTTTGAATTGCATTTTGATTTGTATTATCAAATCCTACTGCCATCCATCCAGAAGCTTCTGCTGTTACTGCTCTGTGGAATTGAGCTGCTCCTCTTTCACCTGTTCTAAGAACAAACTTACGTTGAGAAAAATCTAGCTTACCTTCAGATAATTCGTGTAACATATCTTCAAGTAGTCTGATAGAAAACTTAACATATCCAGTTGTATTAGATACTTCCATTTGTTCTCTAATTCCAGAACCTGCTTTAATTTCAATATTTGATGGGCCCTTATTAAGGAAACGTCCATTAGTATCTCTGTTTGTTTTACCAAACATTAAAGTTCTAGCTTTAATACGAGACAGTTGACGCTCAAATTGCCAATATACTTCTTGCATCCATGTTACAGACTTGTGTACTTTACCAGTACCATCAGTTGTTTCAATTCCTGCAAAATAAACTGGCTTAGTTTTCATATCAATCATTGCACCAGATGCTTTGTGTTCCATACGTAATGTAGAAACAGAGTTTCTCATTAAGTAAGGAGAAGTAAAGCTAATACCTGCACCTTCAGTAGAAAGTTCATCTTCTACGTAAGCGGATTCAATACTAAATGCATTACCTGGTACAAATTCATCTCCTGGAGCACCAGCAAGACTCTCTTCACCGCCAAATAATTCTGCTTCATATACATAAACACCACCCTCTTCAGAAGGTTCTCCTAATAGTCTATATTGATAATCATCAGGTCTGATACCACCTAGTACATGTACTTTGGTGAAAATCTTTTCTTCAAATACCAATTCTATTACACTTCTCATAGCTCCTACACCTGTATCAGTGTCTTCTACTACTACGCCATCTACTCTAGCTTCTACTAAAGGAATGTTTCTTTCATCACTACCTACTAACTTCCATACAAAATCATCGGATGTTTCCAATACTTTTTCTGGGAATTTAGATAAAGTAGTATCAAGATTCTTCATACCCGCATTTTGAAGTAAAACAGTAGTTAGCTTACTAGCCAACTGTGGTTTAGCTCCAAAAATAGAACCGATATGGTTTTTAAGAGTTAGTCCTGACCAAGACTTTCCCTTTGTCATTACAAATTTTCCAATACTCATAGTTATTATTTATTTTAATTGTTTAATTGTTTAAATATTTAATTCGTCTCCAATACCATTATATGAATTCTTATCATTCAGAAAATCAGGAGAACCTGAGTTTTCAAAATTCTTATTACTTCTTAATGCTTTTTCAAAGTTAGAAGTAACTTTACTTTCAGTTGTATTCATTAATTTAGAAAAATCTGAGAATCCTTTAGTCATCTCATAAAGATAGTAAAGTTTAGTATCAAATTCAATGGGATTTGATCTTCTTTGCTGCATTAGTTTATTTTCAGGAATACCATCTTGGTTTTTACCAACAATTCCTGTCATAGTACTATACATTCTATCTTTAATTTCTTTATTAAGTTTTACACCCTTAATAATTTCATCAGTATTATATACTGAATTTTTTAGATCATTATCAATTTTTTCTTGTGATTTGATTTGATCTTGTCTTTCTGCATCTCTTGCTTCTTGATGCTTAGCAAAGTTTACCTTTTGAGTTTCCTTTAAACTAGCAAGAGATTCTATAGCATCTTCTAAAACTGAATCGTCTCCTAAATCTACAGATTTATTTAATATTCTAGTTGCTCTCTCTTCAGACATACCTTGAGCCTTATAATCTTCTAAGATAATTTGTTTACTTAGTTCCATATTAGAACTTAGTGACTCTTCATCTACAGAATCTAAAGTATCTACAGTATTCTTGTAATTCTGGTATTCTTGTAATGATACTCCTTTCTCTAGAGCATCAAACCCTTCTTCTCCTAATTTTTCTTTTAGGTAAGATTGGCTCTGTGTACTAATTTCTTTCCTGATAACATTTGTTAAGTCCTCTTCAGACTTAATGTCATCAGTTTCAGAATTAAAAGAAGAAAGTAATCCCTTTTCAGCTAGCATAGTTGCAAAGGAAGTAAAAATCTCGGGAGAGTCACCATCTGAATCGGGATCATCTTCTTCATCATCATCTTTATCTTTCTTGCTAACTACGTTCTCTGGATCATCATCTTCTTCCTCTTGGTCATCTTCTTCAGAGCCTTCAGGTTTTTTATCATCCTCATCAGCTGGATTAGAGGCATCATCCTCTTCTCCGTCTATATCTTTTTTAATATCAAATGGGTTATCTTCTTCTAAATTTAGTTCAATACTATCTTCTTCCCCAAAGATACCCATATCAAATTCGTTCTCTTCACTCATCCCTTTATTTTTTTGTTAATACAAATATACAACTTTAATGCTGAATATTTAGTTTATAATTAAATTTATTATAAATTCCTTTTTAAAATTCATAGCTATTTCGTAACTTTGTTTTTCTTAGATACAGCTATTTTTTTGTCTTCTCTCTGCATTTTATCATTATGCATTTTCATTTTAGCTTCTAATTCCTTAATATCATTTAATTTTTGATCCCTAACTTTCTCTCTTTCTAAGTTTAATTTATCTTCTGCAATAGGATCATCTATTCCATCTTCATTACCTTCATTACTATTTTGACTAATAAATATTTTAGTTTCATTATCTCTTATATTAGTAATATCTTCTAACTCAACTTTTCTATCTTCTCTATCTTCTTTTCTTTCACTTAATGCAAAGTCTTGTTTTTGCTTTTCTTGAGCTAGTTTATTAGCTTCTTTATTTGAAGCTTCTGCTCTTTCTTGCATTTTGCTTTCTGCTTTTTCTAATTTCTTTCTCATTTCAGAAATACTAGAACTAAAATATATATCAGTAACAGTAGATAAAGATCCTCCATTTTGTAAGAAAGCTTGAGTATGTTGTTTCATAATTTGTTCTAACTCTGTAGCTTTACTAGAATTAGTTAGTACTAAACCATAATCAGCTTCAGAAAGTGAATCATCAGAAAGTTCTAACAACTTAATAGTTTGATCATCTAACATAAACTGAGCTTTCTTCTTATTATCTTTTAAAGCAATTTTAGCTGCTTCTAAAAAAGCTGTTAATACTCTAAGTTTAACATCATCGTGTTTACTAAACCAATACTCAGTAATATGAGAAGATTGGTTAACTGCTCTTTCTACTCCTCCTACTGTTTCTCTATTAGATATTTGACCTTCTCTTTGTCTTGATACACCAGCAATCTCTCCCATTTCCATCTTGATGAATTCTAGAAGGTTCATGTGTTGTTGTATATAGTTACCAGTCTCCATATCAATAGATCTACCTCCTATATTATTCATACCACCTGCAAGCTTACCAGTAGATGCACCTTTGTTACCTTCTTTAAAAGAATCAACTACAGCAATCTTATTAGTTACAGCAAAGTGCATCCATTTCTCCATTTCCCAGTTGTCTGGAATTTTAGATATATCTAATTCAAATATTTTACCATAGTTAGTAGCAATAGCTTTATTTAGTCTATCCCATATAGCATCATACATGTACTGGTAGTTTTTCATCCTATCAACTAGTGATACTGCCCTACCTTGGTTAGTATTATAAATTTCTCCAACTATACCTGGATTACAATAAGAAGGATTACTAACTTTATTATATTGTACTTTTCTAGGTTTCATTTGTATGTAAATATCTCTACCTAATTTAGTACCTTCCCACCATTCATTAATCCAAAGATCTTTTGCTTCTTCTCCTTTAGATTTATTTAGTATATATTCTTCTGATCTGAACTTATATTGTTCATCACCAAATTCATCATAGTATTTTACTTTTTTAACTTTTTTAAGTGACTTCCAATATACTCTTAATATTCTTATATTACCATTTTCATCTGTATAATCAGAACCAAAGTAATGCCCATTAAGTTCAGCTATATTAAACATGTCTTCAACTCCATTGCCACCATTATCCATTCCTACATAACCATCTCTTAATAGTACATGATTATTTTCATCATCAGAATAGTTATTAGTAGTACGCTTAGAAGCATATTCCATTATATGATCTATATCGTCAGGCTTTAATTCCTCATAAAAAGTATCTACAATTTTACCAGGACTCCAATGATCTTCTAATATAATTAAATTAGCATCTTCTATTTTATCTGATTTACTACTTCTAACACAGTGTACTTTTAAAGGGTTTAACTTAGTAAGTTCAGGTTCATCAGAAACAATATCTATTTGATATATTTCTTCTGCCATAATCAAAGCATCCTTAAATCCATTATTAAACATTCTTGGAAAGTTCTGTTCCGTAGAATAGTGTTGTAATATTTGAGTAGCTAATCTTTCTCTAATATCCTGATAATCATATTTAAGGAAATCTTCTAACTCCGCATATTTTTCTTCTAATTCTTCTTTAGAGTATTCTTTATCAAAGTACTCTAACATTTTTTCTTTAAGCTGTCCTTTTAAATCTTCTTCTTTTTTACTAATAGCATCATGATTAGTTACCAATACCTTATAATCAAACCTTCTGTTAATTTCTTCTCCTACTAATAAATCTACTTTAGCATTCATTACAGGATGATGAGGAATATTATCAGGAATATAAGAAGCTTCCATACCATGTGGATTAACTGTTGCCTTTAAATCCCTAACATCTACTATACCATTATAAAGATTTAAGTTTATAATCTTGTTTCTAAGAGTTTGTCTTACAGATTCATTATGATAAAAAGAAAACTTATCAGCTACATCAACATTTTCTTTCCTCCACTCTTTAGTTTTTTTACTATAGGATAATCTTTGTAATGGTTGTTTATTATATCTCATGTTAAAAGTTTGATTATTGCAAATATAATATTATTTATAATATTAACAAAATTATTCATTATTTTTATTAATTATCTGAATACCCTTCCATAGCTCTTTTAGTTTCTCTATCTTTTACATTAGTATAGTTTTTACTAAAGAATGGATCTTCGGATAATTGCTTTAATTTCTTATCTTTATTTTCTTTTGCTTGTTGAGTTCTTTTCTTTCTTTCCTCTCTAAGTATCATTAACATACCCATAGATGAGATCCTATCAAAGTTACCATCAGCATTCCATTTAATAGCTTCTTCTATATAACCAAAACTCCTAATCTTGTGCAGATTCCATATATTATCTTCTCCATAAGAATCTGACATCATCCATTCTGCTTGTAAATCTCTACCTAGCTTATTAATAGCTGCACTAGCATGTGTACCTTTAGCTTTGTTACCATACTGTCCAGTAAGTTTTACTAGCTCCATATCTTTTAAAATTTGAGGAGTATCACATAGTAAGTATAAACAATTCCTATTAGAGAAATGAGTAAATAAGCCTTTTAGGTTACTTTCATAGTTTGCTTCAGCATTATAAAAAAGTAATAGCTTTATAGTTATATTGTAAGCTTCTTTTATAAGTTTAGGTCTACCAGTGTATTCTGCAACTACTCTATCTGTCCAAGAGTCCATTATAAATACGGAATACAGGGAATTTCCAGTATCGGAATCTACAGGGTCAATGCCTGCTATATACCTATCTCTAAATACAATACCATTACCATTCTTTTTAGGCATTTCAAATATTTCAACAGCTCCTGTCTTATCATTAGTAGCTAAGTCATATCTTCTTAATGGAGTTATATCAGAATTAATTTTCCATTTAATATTTCCATTTGATTCTGTAATTAAATCCCCTACATAGTGGTTTGACAAGAAGTTTTCTTTGTCTACATATATATCTTCAAAATATGTCTTTAAGTCTGCTACAGGGAATACAGTACCTTCTGTACGCATGATAGCTTCTTGAGGAGTAATAGGTTCTTCAGCTTTCTTCTGTGTAATAGTAGATGAATCAGAAGAACTATATTTAACTTTAAATCTATCTGTACAAATCTCTATTAATGCTTTTATAATATCTGGCTCACCTTGATTTTCATCATAACATCTGTTTCTATTTAGATAAGCACCCCAAAAGAATCCACATTCTATCTGTGGGTTAGAGTTCCTATCATATACGTTAGGTACTCCTAATATATTATAAGCATTAGGATTATAAAATAGTTTTTCAGATCCTTCAAATGAAGCACCTTCTACTCCACCTGTTCCTCCTGCTAACATAAATCCAGATGCAACTCCTCCATCTTCCACAGCTTTTCTATTAACGTTCCAAGCTTTTTCTAAATTAGGGAATAACCCATCTTCCTCATAATGTATAAAAGGCCCTCTAATACCCCTTGCTTTATCAGGATTATCTTTTAATGATATTCCATATATAGAAGATAACAATCCTTTACGAGAGCCATACTCATCTTCGTACCCAAGTTGAATCTCCATAGATCTCTTACCATCTACTAATCTCATTCTAGATAAAGGAGTATGCTCTGCAAGCCAGTCTAATGTATCTAATACTTTACCCCATATACCTTTATCTCCAGATAAATATCCTTTTTCTGAAGCTAAGTGGAAATTAGGATTACCAGATCCAGGATAACAATATAGATTTCTAGGACTCCATGATGCTGCTTTAAAGGAGAATCCGATTCCTCTAGTTTTTAATAGTTTACCATGTTTACCTTTTTCTTTGGCTTCACTTACATAATGATAGAATAAGTAATCTCCTAGCCAAGGCTTAGGAAACTTTTTAACTCTATTACCTTTTTTATTACCTTTAGTTTGTTTATCTTTCTCTACTAACCAAATAGGAGAGTAATTCCAATAGAAATATAATTCTCCTGGAATCCACTCACCATCTTCTCTTACTAGTCCATATCTCCACTTGTTTACTTCTTCTCTCCAAAAGTTAGCATAATCAGATTTAGGATTACTATTTGGTATAATATTTGTGTACTTACCAGTCTTTTCAAAAAATAAAGCTTTTTCCCTAAAGAAATCCATGCCTTCAAGAATATGAGGATTAGAAAGATCTATTTCTCTTCTACCATCTTCATATTCTACTTGTTCCCCATCATCATTAGTATAAGTCATTATGGGTTTATCTTTAATAAACCCTCTAACCTCTTCAGGCTGAATTAAGTTATCAATAAACTTAACACTGGCAATGAATTCAATAATTTCATCATATACTTCTTTTGGTAAAGTCTTCTCTAACTCTTCAGTAAGAGGAGTTTGATAACTATTCATTTTATAATTCATACGGACTCGTAATTAGTGTTGCTGTTGATAGCAAAGTTTTTGATACAGAAATAGCATTTTTAAATGCAGTCTTAGTAACTTTAGAAGGATCAATAATAATACTTGTATCTAATGTAGATAAGTCTGTACCATTCTCTTCTAATTTTTTAGAAGGTATGAGGAATAAATCAGAGAATAAGCTTTGACTATATTTACTATGTAAAGACTTTAAAAATTCTCCTCCTCCAGGTAAAATACCTTCATTGAGGGCACAGTTTACAGCAAGTACTGCATCCTCTACTCTATCTCTTCTTTCTTTAGCTTCTATATTAGATTCTCCTCCTACTCTTATAGTAACAGTTTTATCTGTTAGCTTTTCTAATCTAGTTTCTAATGTATTCTTACTTACTTCATCGTTTGTTTGTTTTATAGCTTTTTCTAAAAACTTAATCTTGCTTTCAAGTTGAGGATTAGTTTCTGAAAATATAGTAACTTTATTAAAGTCAATCTTTACACTAACTTTATCTCCCCCTACATAAAAATCATCATCCTTATCTAAATTACAATAAGATACTATATCATCAATAAGAAGTCTTTTAAAGTCAGACATTCCAGGAGCTTCTATTAGTATAATTTTTTCTTGGTACTGTTTATTATATAGCCCAACTTTCTCTACAACATGGTTGTTAAAAGAGTGTGCTACAATTAGATTAGCCTTAGTCTTATTAATCTTTTTACTTAAAGTTTTAGAAAAAGAAGTTAACTTATCATTTAATAGTACAATATTTAAATCTTTATAAGTACCATCTTCTACATAAGTATTAATAGACTTATTCTTTCTTTCTATTATATAACCATTTTCCTTTTCTATGTTATCTTTAAGATTAATATCTTCTGTAATCTTAATATGATCTGAGTACTTAAATGCCTCTAATACTAAATCAACAATACTAGAATCTCCATTAGATGCTACATTAGTAATCTTTTTAATATACCCTTTCTTATCTTCTGTAATAAGTACAGAGCTTTTATTTATCTCTTCAGTTATTTCCTTTTCTAAGAAACTTAACTCTTCCCTAATATCTTTATAAGGAGTTCCTTTTTCCAACAACTCAATTCCTTTTAATATAAAAAATTGGGTAAAGAGTATAGATGTAGTTGTACCATCTCCTGCTTCATCTACAGTTTTCTGTGCTACTTCTTTTATAATATCTGTGATTATATTTTTTTGTGGGTCTCTATAACCTATAGATTTTAATACTGATACCCCATCTTTTGTTACATAATATTGACCATTATAGTTTTTAATAATTACAGTCCTGCCATCAGGGCCTAATGTAGAAGTTACAGCATTACCTATTTCTTCTATGGTTTCTTTTAATAAACAGTAATATTCTTTATCTGTTAATATTTCTTTATTATAATCCATCTTCAAACATATTAAAGGATCTAGTTCCTTTTGATTTATTTTCCATTGTTTCTTTTTCTTTAACTACTTGGTTATATGCTTCTTTTAAGTCAGACATAAGCTTTGGTACTTTTTGTATAGCAGTTGTTATTTTAGCAATATCTATAACAGGCTTACCATTTTTATCTCTTTCTTCTAATAGCTCTTTAGTTAAAGCTAAGTAGTTTCCTACATCAGATGCAGCTCGTAAAGAATTTAAATACAGTTGTTCAATTATTGTTGTACTTAAACTAATATATAAGTCAATACTTGCTTGCACATGGCTGTCTATTTTCCAAGAGTCTTTTAGTCCTGCTTCCTTTTTTACTTCTTCTATTCTTTTGTCTTTGTCTAGTATATGTTGGAAATCAGATCTAATATCACAAAAATGAAAAATAAATAACATCTCTTTAGATGCATTTACTTTATCTTTTGTTTTATCTCTGTCTAATAGTTTTCTAAAAGTTTTAAGTCCCCAAACTTCTTCAGGGACTGTTAACTTATAATCTTTAAATTCTACTAACTTCATATTAAAATAATCGTTTTGATGCAGATGCTATAACATAAGCTTCTTCTAAGGTATATGCACCTTTCCTATTTGCAACATCTAATGCAGCTTTAATAGTCTTTAGATCTGCATCTATTTGATTTGCTTTAGCTTCTTGCTCTCTCATCCTTTCAGCATGGTTTTCTTTAGCTATATCTCTTTCTTGTGTTAACTCTTCTCTTTTCATAGTAGCTTCTTCTGTATCAGGCATGCATTTTTCTAAATTTACTTCTTCTCCTTCTTGATTTGTATAGTCTCTTTTCCCCTCCATAATTATAATTTTTTTTTTTTTTT